ATGGCCACGATCAGAGCACGGAAACGCACCGACGGCAGCACCAGTTACACGGCACAGATACGCCTGTTTCGCGATGGTGCACAAGTTTACCAAGAGAGTCAGACCTTCGCCCGTAAACAGGCCGCCCAGGCTTGGGTTCGAAAGCGCGAAGCCGAGTTGGATCAGCCAGGCGCGATCGAGCGGGCAAACCGCAAGGGCGCGACGATAAAGGAAATGATCGATCGCTATGTGATTGAGATGGAAAAGGTTCGAGCATTGGGGAAGACCAAGCTCGGTACGCTCAAAGCAATCAGCGAATCGTATTTGGGTAAGTTGAACGACCAGGACATCAACAGTCAGCAGTTGGTGGAGTATGCGTTATGGCGGATGGGTGAGGAGGGCGGAAACGTCAAACCACAGACGGCCGGTAACGATCTGGCGCACCTTGGTGCTGTGCTCTCGATCGCTCGCCCCGCTTGGGGGTATGAGGTTGATCCTCACGCGATGACCGATGCCCGTCGGGTGTTGAAGAAGCTGGGTTACGACATGCGAAGTCGCGAGCGTGACCGTCGTCCCACCCTGGACGAACTGGACAAGCTGCTGAAACACTTTCAGGGTATCCAGGCCTATCGCCCAACCTCAATCAACATGCTCAAGGTAACCGCGTTTGCGTTGTTCTCAACACGCCGCCAAGAAGAAATAACTCGGATTCAATGGGCCGACCTGGATGAGGTAGGCCACCGGGTGTTGGTACGCGACATGAAAAACCCTGGGCAGAAGATTGGCAACGATGTGTGGTGCCATTTACCGCCGGAAGCGTGGACGATCCTACAAACCATGCCGAAGGCACGGCCTGAGATTTTCCCGTATAGCGCTGAGTCTGTATCCACATCTTGGGCCAGGGCTTGTAAGTTCCTTGGTATTGAGGATCTACACTTTCACGATCTGCGCCATGAGGGCGTCAGTCGGCTGTTTGAAATGGACTGGGATATCCCTCGGGTAGCGAGTGTTTCGGGGCATCGTGATTGGAACTCAATGCGTCGCTACACCCATCTACGTGGTAGAGGTGACATATATGCGAATTGGGAGTGGTTCGAGAAGGTCCTGCAGGCGCCCGTCAAACTGGGCGCCAAGACGTTGAAGTAAATCAGCTGCCGCGCGGCGCGCGGTTCAACTGATTGCTCTCTTTGACGGCAGCTGCGCGCTGAGCATCCAGATATTCGGATAGGTCGGTGATGTGAATCCCTTTTGCGCTCTTTTGGCTTGGCTCCATGCGCGTGATGGGGATCTTTATTTGTCCTGCTCCTACCTTGCGCTGAAACATATCCGTGGTCAGGTGAGTGAAATAGTCCTGACAGACTCTATCCAATGGAATCACAGCTTTCCCATTGTATTGGGCCATGAGAATAAATAACGTTTTCATAGTGTTGAGCCTTCAAATGAAAGAGTCTGGTCACTCTCGCCGTGCCTGGACGGTGAATGGTCTGTCAACAGCTGAGCCACTACGGCGATCTCGGTCGCGTCGAGGTCGCCAAGTTCTTTGGCGAAGCTGGTAAGGCATTCAAGCCGGATCCGGGCATTGTCGGTTTTCCGCACTTGGTAATCGAACAGCGCGGTGCCGACAATCCGAATGGCCAACAGATGCCGCGCGGACCGAGCGTCGATATTGGCCAATGTGTTAGCCTTCGATTCGCCGCCGCTTTGGTGCTGTGCTTGCATGGTGTTGCTCCTCTGTGGAGGTTGGTGTCGGGGAGCTGCAACTCCTCGACACCGCTTCTTTTAACGTCAGTCCTTACGGGCCAGGTGAATCACCAGGTCGGTAAAACTCGGCTCATGCTCGACGCACGACTGCCATTCCAGAACCCTCAGAATCTGCTGTCTGCTGCAGTCATCTACCAGGATCTCGCGTTGGCCACCTGCTGCCCGGACTTCCAGGATCTCCAGCAAACCATCCTCGCCATAAGCTCCGGCTTGGATGATCGGGGCGCTTTCCCCTATCCATTCCAGGCGATCCTGAACTGCCTGCAACTTGCTAGTTTTGCCGTCGCCGGCGTTGCCCATAAACACTTGGATTTGCATCGGTCTTGCTCTCCTTTACGCTTTGAATGTCCAGCACTTCACTGTCGTCGGTCGGGGTGGTGAACATGGGTTTCGATGGTTGAACGCGGCCCGCACGGCGCTGTGCACGGCTTTGTTGCTGTCCAGAAACTTGCGGGAGCGCGACTCTTTGAGCAGGTCGCGCAAGGTGCCGACGTCAGCTAGCTTCTGTTTGTGTTCTGCAGCGCGTTCGCAGAACTCGTTGAGGTTGATGGCGATAACGGCCGGGTCGTTGCTGTGGTCGACCACTGGGTCTTCGCTCAGGGATTCAAGGTAGTCGTAGACCTCCCAAAACTCGGCCACGGCCGCATGGTCGGAGCTGATCGAGGCCTGGCGCTCGATGGCCATCCGCACGATCTGGCGCTGGGTAGCGGTGACCTGTGGATCACTCAGTTTCAGGACCAGGCGCAGGCCGTCGAGGAGGGCGAGTAACTGCGCGTGGTTCTTGCTGATCCGCTCTACGCGGATGTACCCGCGCAGGTCATAGCCGCAACTGCTGCAGTTGCCTTGGTCGCTGGTATAGGCCGTGCCGCAAGCAAAACAATGCGTGTGCAGGCGGCGCAGCTTCGATTCGTGTTCGGGCATACGCTGGGCGAACAGATCGAGTACCGCGGACTCCTTCCCAACTGCCCGCAACAGGAAGTGACTGAGGATCCCACCGTCCAGGGCGTTGAGCTGATCTGCTGCAGCTCGGCTTTCTGGTGTGACTGTGGGGCGGATGAAATGCAGCTTCACAATGCGCGTCATGATCGCTTCGTGGGCCACTACTGCCGCGTTCTGGCTGATTGCGATGGTTCCTCGAAACGGTGGCTCGTATGTCTCGTTACCGGCTGTCTTGACGCCTTTCGTGGCGAGCGTGCCGCCGCCATAGAAGTCTTTCAGTTCATCCCATTCGAAGGTTTTTGCGTGGGCTCGATCATCGCTGTGGCGGTCGGCTTCCAGGAACACCACCGGCATGCCGGATACCTGACCCATCAGGCGAGAGCGTCCGGCCTTGGTAGATTTCATTGGGTCGAACCCTTCATAGCCTTCGCGGCCGAGCAGCTTCCATAGGAGGTTGAGCAAAGTGGTCTTGCCGGCACCGGCTTCTCCGGTGGCTTCCAGGAACGGGAACGACTGGTAGCGGGCGCGGATCTGTTCGCAGAACAGCGAGCCGAAGAAGAACACCAGGGCAACGAATCCCTGGGTGCCGAAGCAAGTCCACAACAGCTGTACCCACTTCTCATCGAAGCCCTTTGCGTCGCGCTGCAGCTTGATCGGGACGCCTTTCTGCAGGGTTTTCAGACGCAGCTTGCCGAACTCGAAATAGTCTTCGCTGTTGACCTTGTAGGTGGTTCCGTCCTTGATCGCGATGTCGCCATAGACGTAGCAGGCGTATTCCTTGCTGTAGCCCACGTAGTCGATCGTCGACACGGTTTTGATGCCGAACAGCTGATCTTTCATGAGTTTTTCGAGTTGCTGTCCACTGCCTGTGAACATGGCGCCGGCGGCCATCCCCAGCAGCCGTTTTTTGAATTCGTTAGCGGCAGCCAGTTGGCCGCTGGTGAAGGTGTTTTTCACGCTTTCGGAGTCGTGGGGGAAGTCGACGCGTAGGTAGTACCAGGACTCGTCGGTCACCTCGTTACGCTGGAAGTACAGGGCCTGGGGGTAGCAGTTAGCGATCTCCACTACGCTGCCGGATTGCTGCAGGGCCTTCTCGCGCTGTTGCGCCTGATTGAGCAACTGATCGTCGTGCTGATCGCTATCTTCAAGGTCCTGCATTGCCCGGTTGTACTTGTCCAGGTCCAACTTGAACCAGTACAGCCGATTGCCGAAGCCCAGGTGGAATTCCCCGCGCTTGTTCCAGTCATACATCAGCAATGCCTTTTCAGCGGCACTTTCGGCCAGTAGCAAGGCGCCTTGGTGACGGGCTTGCTTGAGGTCAGCAGTGATCTGTTCGGCGCGCTTTTTTTCGTCCTTGATGAAGCCCCAGCGCTGATGTAGGTCGTTCCAGTCAGTTTTACGACCGTCACGCTGGGGGATCTGCGCCGCCTCGCAGACGAAGCCCAGGGCGCGTGCATCCCGAGCCCAGCGCCGGGTATAAGCATTGGCGCCAGGTTCGTTATCGAGGGCCCAAACCAACTTGGGAAGCGTCCCTTCACGGGCCTCGATCAATGCCTTGAGCGATTCCCCGGGGAATGCATTCGATGACATGGCTGACACGGCCGCTATGTCGTTGTGCACCAGGGCGATGGCGTCAAAGATCCCTTCGACGATCCAGATTTCCTTGACCTCAAGTAGGTCAACGCAAGGCGGGCACCACCAGACGCCGCGATAGCTGTCCTTGGACTTGAAGCGGGCCTTCATCTTGCCAAACCGGTGCGGCTGATCAATCAGGCGTTCCCACCAGCCACCTTTCTCCAGTGTGAACCGCACAGTGGCGCTGCCGGCGTTGTGCTCGGGGGAGTAGTAGGTTTCCTGGGTGAACCAACCCTGGATCAGCTCAAAGCGAAAGCCCCGGGCAAACTCCAGATAGGCGCGTGCGGTGGCATTGGGATGCTGGTCGGTGGCGGGGGCTCGTTTGCTCCAGTCCTCGAACAGGTCGTCGTACAGTTCCTTCACGTGCAGGGTGTGGCCGCACTTCTCAGGTCGACCACAAATCACCATCCACGGCGTATCGAACCTGGAGTACAGCTCTTTTTTCTTGCACTTGGGGCAGGTGCCGCCGCGCATATAGTCGGTGCCGGTACGATGCTTCAGCCCGAAGTCGGACTGGAGGCGTTGCAGCACGTCGTGACGGAGGTCGTCTTTCATGGGTTACTTCACTGCTTTGAGGCTGAGAGATAGGGCTGCCATCAGGCGTTTTTGTGCGGCCATCACCGGCGTTTTTGCGAGGATTGAGCTGTGCCGTTTATCTGTCGGGACATACCGATACTCGTCTGAATACCAGTAGTCGTTGAGGCTCAAGCGGTATTGCTCACGCATGTGCGCCAGCAGGGCCTGGGCCTCTGCCGGAGCCATCTGAGCGTTGAGAATTACGGCGTTTGCCATCGTAAAACCTCGATTTTGGGCGTAGCTCACCCAAACCCACGGGATGTGGGACCGGTGATTAGTGGGGTTGGGGGTTACGAGTTCGTGGAGCGGAAGCGCACGCTATCCGGAGTATTCAGGATGCGTTCATAGATCAGGCTGACCGGTACGGACCAGCAGTGGCCCTTGATGGGGTCTCTGATCACCGCGATGGTGTCGGTGCTGTAACTCAGGTCGATGCGCTGGCGGAAAGCGATTTCCATCAGCTCAATGTGCGCGAGGGACACCAGCCTGGTCGCAACAGGTTCGGCCACGTTGAAGCTGCTGACCAAGTGACTGATCGTGCGATCGAGGAGCACGGACAGATCGCCCAGGTGCTCGCTCTGATGGCGTTCAAGGAACGTCAAAGCGGCGTTCTGCATGCATTCCTGGTAGTCCAGAGTATTGATCTGAGCGTTCATTGGGCTTTCCCTGATTTGGCACGGTAGAGATCGATGGCGGCATACACTTCAGCTGTCCGTGCGGCCATGTGCAGGGTGTGAGCGTTGAGGATCAGTTCGGCTTCGTCCTCGGTGATTACGCCGTCCTCAAGCGCTTGGGCAATGATCTGGTCAACCGTTCCCTGTTTTGCCGAACTCTGCATGGCACGGGTATACATTTCTACGTTGTCCAGGTTCTCTGGATCTGCAACCGGTACGAACATGCCGCCATACATTGATGCCACGTAGTTGGCCAAGTGCTGGGTGTCTGTCTCTTGTTCCAGTTGGTAGATCTGAACGTCCGTCAGAGGGCGGCAGCTGTTGTTCTCATAGGCATGGTTGTCGAATTTCTTGAGCGGTAAACCGATCCGAGCGGCAGCGCATTCGCGGCCACCCGGGTAGGTGCAAATAATTGCACTGACGACTTCGCGCCGTGTTTTTAGAACCTTGGTTTTCATTTTCTGCTGTTCCCTCAGAGAGTTGGCCATTACTGTTCGATCACGCCGTCCTTGATCCCGAGGAGGACGGCTGCGCGATGTGCCTCCCCACGGCGACACTGGCTTTGGCCACTCAGCACCGCGTATACGGTGCTGGGATTAAGTTGGTGTTGCTGGGCAAAGTCTTTTGCTGACTGACCTCGTTTTTCCAATGCTTCCCGCGCTTGTTTACGGGCTTGCTCGGTGATGCTTGTGTTCGGCATAGTGCAGATCCGTGCAGTTTCATGTGGTGTGAGATGCACAATGATGCACTTAGGTGCACTTGTAAATAGTAAGGATGAAAAAAAGTGCATCTTTCTGAAGAAATTGGTTCTCGGCTGCAAGAAGAACGGAGGCGATGCGGCATGACACAGAACCAAGTCGCGGAAGCGCTGGGGATCGCGAAGCGAACGCAGGCAAACTATGAAGCGGGATCGAGTGACGCCACAGCGTCTTACCTGAGCAAGGTCGCGACTCAGTTCAATTTTGACGTGTGTTACGTCCTCACTGGGCGACGTATTACGTTGGCCCTTGATTCGCTGAATGACGTGGAGGACGCGATTATTCAGCAATTCCGAATCATCCCTGCAGGTGATCAGAGCGCTATCCGGAGATTTGTGAGGGCGATGGCAGACGACGTTGGCAAAGAGTCGAATTAACTTGTAACAAAACATCGCGATCAATCGTTCCAGGTCAGGTAGCTGACTCCTTACTCGCCCCAATAACGGTGCTTCAGCAATGCACTGTATGGAGTAGTAAGCATGTTGGATCGCACAAACGCCGATGTCGGTTACGTTGAAATGGCTGCATCTGCGTGGCATGAGCTTTCGCATATTGAACGTCGCCTGGTCGGGTTCTATCGTCAGTTGAGCCAACGTGATCAGGATCAGTTGCGCAGGCTGACCGAGGCCCTGATGAGCAACCCGGAACAGTCCGAGGACGATTGATTCCTGAGCCGCCGGCATAACAGGGTCGGCGGTTTGCATCACGCGACCGCCTGCGATCCAAGTTTTTCAAACAGCTCACGTTGCTTGGCCCTGGGCATGTCCCTCAAACGATCGAACAACATCCTGTCGAACGTTTGTGAGGATGGGCTGAGCGTGTGGGAAAACGTAAGGTTCGCCACCCAGGTATGGCCACACTTGGCGTCCAGGCACTGGCAATAGAGTTTTGCGAAGTCCGTGGATAGCGCCTCACGGGAGGCAATTCGACCCTTGTGTCCACACTTACAAGTAACTCTCATCTTTCCTCCCCGGGGTGCAACAAGTTGCCACTATGTTCGCACGTGATGCAGAATTTTTACCTGCATCTGAAACATCATGTAGCGATTTCGCCCTAATTTTCGGGGGCTCTCCAGGTAATTCGCCTGTCTTCCCGCAGCGTGTCATTGAGCTGGTTGAACAACTGACAGATCGGCCTGATCTCGTTGCTTGTGTAAACCCGATCGATCTTTTCGATGTCTCCAAAGCCCCCGCTGTTTTCCGGGATGATCCCGGCTAGTGCCGGGTTCATTCGCCACGCCGCGATCACGTCATTGCGGGTGATGTTCTTCACCTTCTCCAGTTCGTCTTTGGCCTGAAAGTCACCCACGGGAATGATCTGGATAGCGTTTTCCTTGCCGTTCGGGATGTTCACGAACATCGATCGGAAGTTGCCCACACCCTTGCTGGCACTGATCTGGGCGCGCAGGTTCTCTTCGTCCTCCTCGGTCAGGTCTGGGTCGTTGGTGTAGAAGATGTAGCCGGCGTGGGCGCCGTTGCTGTAGTAGCGCCGGCGGAACAGGGTCGCGGCTTCGTTGAGCAACAACGCCTGCAGGCCGCCCAGATAGTCCGGCACGCCGTAGATGTCCTGTTCCACGTCATAGTCCAATACGTGCTCGATCTCGTCCTGGTCGAAGTCCATGTACTTGCTGTCCGGCAGCAGCATCCTGAAACCACCGTCTACCTTGACCCGCATGTTGATCGCCGGCAGGTGTTGCATCTCCAGGACCTGGCCGAAGGCGTTGGTGTCACGGTAGAAATAGGACTCGCCGAACACCATGTAGTCCAGGCCGGCCCGGCCCATGGTCTGCATGCTGCAGCCCGCGGACGGTATGAATTCACGCAGCAGCAGGTTGCGTTTGAACTTCGGGATGGCGCCGTGGTGAGCGTTGGCGCGCAACAGCTTGGCCAGGCCGGTGCGCGACACTGGCGGCTTGTAGATTTCGCCGTCGTCGCTGGGGAACACCCCCAGGTACTCGCCGATATTGCCCGACAGCACTTGTTCGGGCTCGCCGAAGGTGAATGCCCGCATGGGCTGTGGCTGTCGTGCCTGCTGGGTTACCTGGTGCTTTCTGTGTCGTGGCTTGGGCATTGTTTCCGCTCGTGACGTAGCGGCTCCGGCGCCGCTTGTTGGTATTCAGAGGTTCATTTACCAGGGCGTGCATCACCGCCCAGGCGATATCGGCGTGACCCGTGGCGTCGGTGCGTGACGCGCTGTAGGTGACCTGGCCGCTGGTGGTGGTGCCGCGTTTGATCGTTAGGAACGCCTGGGCGATGTCAGTCCAACCGGCGTCCCACTCGATCCGGCTGCCCTGGATCGTGTCCTGGGCCTTGAGCACCAGGGCGTTCTTGGCTTCAAGGCTGTAGTGAATCGGTGTGGCTTTCGCGTAGAAGTCGCGTACCAGATCGAACACGCCATAGCCCACGCCAGTGACATCGATGCCGATGTGCTGGACGTTGAAGCGCTCCGTGAGTTTTTTGACCTGGGCGGCCTGGTAGGTGAACGAGTGCCCACGCCAGCTGTGCTTTTCCAGGATGCGGAACTTCGCCCCGGGTTCCAGCGGTGGGGCGATGACCACGCAGGTGGCGTCATCGCGGGTACGGCTCGGGTCGTAGCCCAGCCAAACCGGGCTGTTGCCGAAGGGGCGATCGTCGTCGGGCTTGTAGTCTTCCCACAACGACAGGTCGGAATAGCAGCGCTCCAGATCCTTCAGGCCGAACGCGCTCTGCGTGCTGTCGATGAACTTGCAGTAGAACAGCTGCTGGAATTTGTCTTCGTCGTACTCCAACTGCAGCTGTTCCAGGTCGAACAGATCACAGCCACCGTCGATCGCGTCCTGGATGGTGATGGTCTTGCGCCATTGGCCGTCCGGACACAGCGCGCCCTGGGTGTACGCTGCCTCGACGGGCCAGGTGCCGCCGGCCTTTTTCCCGCGCTTGCTGTTGCGGAACTCCTCTCCGGACCAAAACGGGTAGGCCTGGTGTGAGACGGCGCTGGGCGTCGAGAAGTAGGTTTTGCGCCACTTCTTGTGGGTGCCCATGGCGCTTGCCACGGTGCTGAGCTTTTCAAAGTCGCGGATCCAGAAATATTCGTCGACGTAGACGTGGCCGTGGTAGCCCTGGGCCGTGCTGCTATTGGTCGACAGAAAGCGCAACTCGGCGCCGTTGCTGAGCACGATCGGGTTGCCGGTCAGCTCGATGTCGAACCACTGTTTGGCAAACTGGATGATGTAGCTGCGGAAAATTTCCGACTGTGACCGGCTGGCCGACAGGAACACCTGGTTGTCGCCGCTCAACACGGCGTCCATGAAGGCCTCGCCGGCGAAGTAGTAGGTCAGGCCTACCTGGCGGCTTTTGAGGATGTTCCTGATCCGGCAGGTCAGCGGGTTTTGCTTGGCGGCGAACAGCTCCTGCTGGTAGCGGTACATCTTGCTGATGAACTTATCCAGGAAGTCCACTTCGGTCAGGCCGCTGATATCGTTCTTGGCCTTCTTCTCCTTTTTCTTGCCGCCACCTTCGCCACGGCCGGAACGTTCGCCACGCGAGCGCTGGCGCGGCTCTGGGGACTCGCCTTGGTCGTCGACGATCGATGCGGCCGGGGGCACCGGCTTGGTCGCTTGTTTCAACAGCCGTTCGCGAACGGCGGTCAGTCGGTCCAGCTCGTTCAGATCGTCTTTTGACAGGCTGCCGACCTTGTCCAGGAGCAAGGTGATACGCCGACCGACAGCGGTCAGCGGTTCTTCGTCCGACAGTATGTCTTCCCACCCGCCCTGGCGGATCCAGTAATAGACGATCCGGATGTTGGGCAGGTTGAGTTGTACCTGAATTTCCTTGGCCTTACAGCGGCGCAGAAACAGGCGTTTGGCGGCTTCTTTTACTTCGGTCGAGTAGTACATGGGCCGCAGTCTATGCGGCGAAAACAGCGAAAACGCGGAGTTAATTTCCGCCAACTTCCTAGATCGTGAATCTAGGAATGGCGCGCAGGCAAAGCGTTTGGCGGGACTCCGGCGGCTCAATATCGTGGCGGCTCAAACCACCGATTGAGCGCAGTTATCGCCCATGCCCCGTTCCCTTGTTTCGTTCTGGAAACGTGTCGCCACCAGCGGCACCACCGCTGACGGCCGCGAGATCCTTCCCCAGGAACTGCGCGATATTGCCGAGACGTACAAGCCGTCCAAATACACGGCGGTGATCTGGTGTGACCACGAACGCTGGCAGGGCTCCCACGGCACGGTATTCGCCGTGCGCCTGGTGGAGGAGGGCGACGACCTGGAGCCGGGTCAGATCGGCCTGGAGGCGCAGCTCAAGCCGAACGACCGTCTGCTGTTCCTCAACGATCAGGGCCAGAAACTGTTCACCAGCATTGAGATCAGCCCGAACTTTGCCGGCAGCGGCAAAGCCTACTTGACCGGGCTGGCGGTCACCGACGAGCCAGCCAGCCTGGGCACCCAGGAACTCTACTTTTCGAAGAAGACCAGCCCGGCCGCTTACTACGCCGCCTCGGTTGAGCTTGGCCCCCTGCGCGACACCCAGCCTCAAGGCGAGCTGCAGAAGCTGGTCGCCGCATTCACAGGCCTATTCAAGCGCTTCGGCCTTGAAGAGCGTGCCACCGAAACCATCCCGCAAACCCCAACCGAGAGCAACCCCCCAATGGATGAAGCTACCGCAACGGCTTTAAAAGCCCTGCTGGCGCAGCTGCTGGTCGTCGCTGCCGGCATTCAGGCTGTCATTGAGCCTGCTGCTGAAGAAGCACCAGAACCTGATCAGGCCCCGATCGACGATGTGAGCGCAGCGGTCGACGAGATCGTCACCACCGCCGAGGAAGAACGTGAGTTCCGCCGCAATGGCAAGGGCAACCAGGCCGTCCTGGCCAGCCTGGCGAAGCTGAGCCAGCAATTCAGCGTCCTGCAGAACACCACCACCGGTCGCCAACTGCCGCGCACTACCGGCCCGGCAGCCCCTGGCAAGAAGCGGGTGCTCTGACATGGCCCAGCCACTGAGCGCCAACGGCGCCAAGAAATACGCCGAGCTGCAGGCAGCAATCGGCGAAACCTACGGTGTTGAACAACCCAGCCGACAGTTCAGCGTCGAACCCTCTGTCGCCCAGGAACTGAACGACGCCATCACCGCAAAAGCTGACTTTTTGGAACGCATCAACGTCGTTCCGGTCAGCGAGATCAAGGGTGAAAAGGTGTTCATCGGTGTCAACGGCCCGGTCACTGGCCGTACCAACACCAAGACCACTGACCGCGAAGCCAAGGACGCTTCGGTGCTGGATAACACCCTCTATGAACTGGTCGATACCCAGTCTGACGTGGGCTTGCCATACGCCAAGATCGACGCCTGGGCCAAGTTCCCGGACTTCAAGGACCGCTATTCGGGTGCTGTCCAGAAGCGTATCGCCCAGGACCGCATCATGATCGGCTTTCACGGCACCCATGCCGCGATTCAAACCGACATTCAGGCTTTCCCCAAGCTTCAGGACGTGAACAAAGGCTGGTTGCAGCAGGCTCGCGAGCAGATCCCGGCGCAGGTGCTCAAGGAAGGCAAAACCGCCGGCAAGGTCACGCTCGGCGCCGGTGGCGATTACGCCAACCTCGACGCCTTGGTGCACGACACCAAGCAGATGGTCGATGAAGTGCTGCGCGAAGATGGCGACCTGATCGCGATCATCGGCAGTGACCTGCTGGCGGCCGACAAGGCCAAGCTGTACACCAAACAGGGCGACACTCCGACCGAGAAGGAGCGGATTGAGGACGCCCAGGTCATTGCAACCTATGGCGGCTTGGCAGCCTTTAGCGTGCCCAACTTCCCGGTCAACGCGGTGTTGGTCACCAGTTGGGACAACCTGTCGATCTACTTCCAGGACACCAGCTGGCGTCGGCAAACGATCGAGAACCCGAAGCGCTCCCGCGTCGAGGATTACAACAGCCGCAATGAAGGCTACGTGATCGAGCAGTTGGAAAAATTCGCCCTGACCGAAAACGTGGAGTTGGTAGCGTGAGCCTGGCCCTGGCGCACAAGCGCCGCACCCTGGCCCTGGGCGGTGCTGCAGTAGCGGCACTCGCCGGCGCTGCCACCATGGCGTATTCCCCGGCGGATGCGCTGAGCAGTCCGGCCAATGCCCGTAAACACCTGATGCTGCAGGAAGCAGCCCTGGACCAGGATCTGGAGCGCCTGAGCGCAATCAATGGTCTGGCTGGACGCCAATTGCTCAAACGGGACGAGCTGCTGCCTAAGTACCAGGACTACGTCGCCCGCTACTGTGAGTCGGGCTTGAACTTCCCGAATCGCGTCCTGGTGCAGGTGATGGTCTGGCTGTTCGACACCGCCCAGTTCGAAGACGGCCTGGAGCTGGCCGACTTTGCCATGGAGCAGGGCCAGGTCATGCCCGAGCGCTTCAAGCGCGACATTCCGACCTTTGTCGCTGACGCGGTGATCGAGTGGGCCAGCGCCGAGCAGGAGGCCAGGCGCAGTCCCGAGCCCTACGTTTCGAACCTGCTGCCTCGCGTGGATGGCGAATGGCAGTTGACCGAACAGATCCCGGCGAAATACCACAAGTTGCTCGGCATCCGTGCCATGGAGCGCCAGGACTGGCCGACTGCGATCGGGCATTTCGAGCGGGCCTCTGAGCTGTATTCCGCCATTGGCGTGGGGACTCGTCTCGAAAATTGCCGCAAGGCGCTGAAAAAGCAACAGGCCCAACAGCCTCCCCAATAACCGACTACCCCCCCAGCGGGGAACTGTGGACGTGTGTCGACCATTTATGGCCCGCCCCACGAAAAACAGTCTCCCCGCCCTATACGAGTGCCCAGCAATGAGCTTTTCAGGCAAACCCACCACCTTTGTGGAACAGCGGATCGAGAACGACGGCTTTTGGCCGGACCTCTCGGTGTCTGAGTTCCAGAAGAGCTACCGCCTGCCGGCGGAGTACCTGGTGGACTTGCTGGGCGCTGATATGACCACGGCCATGATCGAGGTCAACGCTGACCTGGCCAGGTGTAAAGCCCGCTGGCAGGCCGCCGGCATCAGTAACGTGGAGTCCGCGGACTCGCGTCTGCTGCCGGAGCGCACGTTCAAGGCAGCCACCTACGAGCGCGCTGTGTACTGCCGGACAAAGGCCAGCCTGTTGACCCAGTTCGCCACCGTGACCCGCCGCGAAAGCGCCGAAAATACGGGCAAGGAGTTGCCTGAGCGCGCCGAAACCTTCCTGGCGTTCAGCCAGCAGGCCGTGCGTTCGCTACAGGGCCGTGGCCGCATGACGGCGGCGTTGCAGTGATCAAGCTACGCGCACTGACTTCTTTCCTCCTGGACCGCGACCTGGTGCCTCCGGAGCAGTTGGACAGCTGGACCGAACAGGTCAGCCTGGACCTGATCTGGAAGCCGGACATCCAGGGCATGCACCTGGGCGACATGCGGTATCAGGCCGTCCTGGTGATGGAACGGTTCGCCGATCACCCGGCGCGTCTGATGGCCCTGGTGGGCAGCTGGCTGGAGAACCACGACCCCGACCGCCACCGCCACGACCTGCCGTTGCCCAACTTTCGGGTGGAGCCCGACGACAACGACTTGTTCGAAGTAGAGCTGACCCTGGAGTTCGTCGAACCCCAATACCTGGCCGAAGATCCCGCCGGCGAGATCCCTGCCTTTGGCAAGACCTGGGCCTTCGTGCCGTTCGACCTCTGGATCGCCGAGCACGGTGAGGTGGCCGGCCATGGCGCGTAGCACCCTGGAGCTGGACGCCCGGGGCTATCTGGGCGTGCGTGAGCAATTGGCGTTGCTGAGCCTGCCCCCGCAGTTGCGCCGGCGGCTGCTGAACAACGTCTCCAAGCGCGTGCGGACCATGAGCCGTAAGCGAGTGCGTGACCAGCAGAATCTGGACGGCTCGCCGTTTGCTCCGCGCAAGACCGAGGCCAAGGGCAAAAAACGGATGGAAGCCGGCCTGGCCAAGCTGATAGAGGTCACCCGCGTCAGTGCTGATGAAGCCGAACTGGGCTGGCGCAACGCACTGACCCGGTGGGTGGCTGCCCAGCAGCACAACGGTGTGAGCGAGCGCCGCACGGCCGCGCAGATGCGCCGCTGGAACCGCGTTCCCCAAGGATTGGCGGCCACGGACAAGCAGGCCAAGCGCCTGCGCCGCCTGGGATTCAAGGTCCGCCAGAAAGGCCGTAAGACCCTGGCCCGGCCGGCTGTGGCCTGGGTCAAGGAACACGTCAACTACGCCAAGGCCGGCCTGTTGATCCGCATTCTGCAAGACGAAAAGACCGAAACCACCGGCGCACAGAGCTGGGATATCACCTTGCCCAAACGCCAGTTCATCGGTGTCAGCAGCGACCGCGACACCACTGCACTGGTGAGCCAGGTGCTGCAACAAATCCTTAATTTACCCCGCTAACGAGGCACTGCATGGCACTTGGCAAAGTCAGCGTTAACAATCTCAACCTCGGCCAGGGCGCCGTGACCGAGATCGAGCGCTATTTCCTATTCATCGGTCCCGGTCCGAAGAACACCGGCAAACTGATTCCCCTCAACACCGACAGCGACCTGGATGCACAGCTGGGCATCCCGGCTAGTGATCTGAAAACCCAGATCACCGCCGCTCGCCTCAACGGCGGTGACCGCTGGGCCGCTTTGGCAGCGCCGATCGGTGCCGAAGGTGACTGGCGCACGGCGTTGGAAACCTCCCAGCAGCAGGGTTTCTCTGTCGAGGCCGTGGTGATCACCAAGCCCGTGCTCAAGGCTGACGAACTGTCGGCCATGCATGACGCCGCGATTGAACTGAACAACGTCTACGGCCGCCGCGTATTCGTCATGGCCGCGACAGCCAGCCCGACACCGCTGCAGACCTGGGCGGAGTACCTGGTGGATCAGAAGTCGATCACCGCCGACCTTGCTGCCCCGCGCGTGCTGGTGGTGCCACAACTGCACGGCAATGACCTGGGCGTCCTGGCTGGCCGGCTGGCCAATGCTGCCGTCAGCGTGGCTGATAGCCCCATGCGCGTAGCCTCCGGTGCGGTACTCGGGCTGGGGCCGGTGCCGGTGGACAAGGAGGGCATCCCGCTGCCGTCCTCGATCCGCGCCGAGTTGGACAAGGCCCGCTTTTCCGTCTCGCAGACCTATGCCGACTACCCGGGCGTTTACTGGGGGGACGGCAACATGCTGGACACCCCGGGCAGCGATTACCTGGTCATTGAATACCTGCGCCTGGCGGACAAGGCCTCGCGCCTGATTCGCCCGCTGCTGATCCGCCGTGTCGCCGATCGGCGCCTGAACAACACCCCCAACAGCATGGCCGTGAACATCAACGCGCTGATGGCCCCCCTGCGCCGTATGGCCAAGTCGGTGAAGTTCGCCGGCGAGGTATTCCCGGGCGAGATCGAGTCGCCGAAGGACGGCGACATCGTGCTGGTTTGGAAGAGCAAAACCGCCGTAGAGGCCTACATCAAGCTCCGGCCCCTCAACTGCCCGAAAGACCTCACGGCGAACATCGCCCTGGATCTTTCCACCGACGCTTAGGAGTAACCCCGCATGTCCCGTATTGGTGGCAAGAACTTCGACGTGAACCTGGGCGACCTGGCTGTACACGTTGAAAGCTGCACCCTGGATGTAACCGACAACTCGGCGGTGGCCAAGACCCGAGGCGTGCCCAATGGTCACGTCGACGGCGATGTCTCGGCCAGCGGCGACTTTGAGCTGGACACCACGAACTTCAACCTGCTGATCGAAGCGGCCCGTAACGCCGGCAGCTTTCGCAAGCTGGAGCCATTCGACGCGGTGTTCTTCGCCAAAGCCGGTGAAGAGGAACTGCGTATCGAGGCCTTCGGCTGCAAGTTGAAGGTGTCCAGCCTGCTGAGCATCGATCCCAAGGGCGGCGAGAAGAGCAAGCACAAGGTGCCGTTCGAAGTCACCAGCCCGGACTTTATCCGTATTAACGGCGTGCCGTACCTCGATGCCACCGAGATCGAGGGCCTGAACTGATGGTTTGCCCGTTCGACCGCGCCCAGGCCCTGGAGCAACGTCAGCGTGACCAGGCGATTGCCGCTCAGCTCGCCGCGCCGCGTCCGACCGGGCCAAGCCGAACCCACTGCCTGGAGTGCGACAAGCCGATTCCGGAGAAGCGCCAAGCGCTGGGCGGGATCATTCGCTGCACCCCGTGCCAATCCCTTTTCGAGCAAGGACAACGCCGATGACCGTTCGCACCTGGAAGAACTTTTCCGCCGCCGAGCTGCGCTGCAAGTGCGGCAAATGCAACAGCGACGGTAGCGAGATGGATCCCGCGTTCATGGATCGCCTGCAGCAGCTGCGCGAGCAGTTCAACAAGCCCATGGCCTTGAGCAGCGCTTTCCGCTGCCGCCGGCATCCGGAGGAGGCGAAGAAGGCCGAACCGGGTGAACACAGCCTGGGGCAAGCCGTTGACGTGCGGATCCGTGGTGCCGAGGCCCTGGAACTGCTGCAGCGAGCCTTGAACTTGGGGTTCACCCGTATCGGCGTCAGCCAGCGCGGCAACGCCCGTTTTCTTCACCTGGGCACCGCACCGGCCGGTGGCCGTCTGCCCAGTCCAATGATCTGGAGCTACTGATGAATCGCCTGTTTATCGCTGTTCTGTTCGTCGGTGTCGCCCTGGTGGGCTGCGCCTTCACGGATGCCCACCGTGTCGTTGCGAAGAGCGCGGCCACGCTGGTGGGCACCTACTGCAAGGCACCGGTGCCAGCCCGGTCCCTGCTGCGTCAGCAAATCGCCGCAGACACGGCGCCGAACAAAATCCGCGTGGAGTGCGCCGCTGATGCCCTTTGAAAGTGACCTTGAGTTGCGTCACCGGCCGGGCCACACGCGGTGGCAGGTGGTCCGGCCGCTGCAGTACGTGACCCTGGACGGTCGCCGTATCCAGGTGCCGATCGGCTACTTGTCGGATCTGGCCAGCGTGCCGCGCCTGGCTCGCTGGTTGATCGATCGGGAGGAACCCGCCGCCCGCCGGCCGTCCGTGGTCCACGACCGGATCTACACCCACGAGGCCCACCGCTTCACCAAGGCCGAGGCCGACCGCATTTTTTACGAGGCCCTGCGTGAAGAGGGCATGAGTACCGCATTGGCCTGGCTGATGTGGCAAGCCGTCCGCATCGGCGGCCGTGGCACCTGGAGAGCCTGATATGGACATGCTGGAGAGACTGATGGCCTTGCTGCCCGAACTGCTGTTGACCGCCGTGATCGGCTTCCAGGCCTTCCTGTTCCGTCAGGTCAGCGAGTCCCGTCGCGAGCACCTGGAGCTGCGCGTGGAGATCGCCCAGAACTACCCGAAACACAACGACATCGAGCGGGCCATGGACAAGCTGGAGCACAGCTTGCGAGCCCAACTCGACACCCACTTTAAAACCCTGAACCAACGGATCCGCAACCATGACTGAACAACGCGAAATCACCCTGCAACTGGGCGAAAAAGAATTCACCTTCACCCTGACCCCGCAGGACGTGACCAAGTACTTCAACGCCATGACCCCGAGCAACAAGGTCGCGCCGGCGAACAATCTGCTGACCAGCACCGTCAAGCAGGACCAGCGCGCCGAGCTGAAACCGCTGCTGGCCAACCCGGTGATGGTGATGCAACTGGCTGGCACGCTCCTCGAAGAGTACTCGCCGGACGTTGAAATCATCGTAAAAAAGCCCTCGACCACGCCGAACGACTGAGCGACGACGGACTGGGGCAACTGATGGCCCTGGCCAGCCGCTGGCTGCCCGGGGCCGAGCCCACGCCCGAGGTCATGGGCACGGCCAAGTGGTTGGAAGACGAACACTGGAGACGTATGGAGATCGCCGTAGCCAACGGCATCGCTCATGCACTGAACGGGTAGACAGATGGCGGATCGTAGCGCGAGCCTGGCCTTTATTTTGAGCCTGACCGATAAGGTCACCGCCCCCCTGGGCAAGGTCAAAATGGGCTTCTCAGACCTTGCTGAAAAGAGCCAGAAGAGCATCACCCAGATGGGCCTTGGCCTGGGCGGGATGATTGGCGCTGCTGCGGGCATTTCCCAGTCCCTGGAGCCGGCTCTGGAAATGAACCGCGCCCTGGGCGAGGTTCGTTCCCTCGGCGTGGCCGAAGAAGCGCTGGATGCGTTGTCGCGCAAGTCCATGGAGTTTTCCGTGGCCTATGGCGAGAACGCCAAGGACTTTGTCGCCTCGGCGTACAGCATCGAAGGCGCTATCAAGGGGCTGACCGGCGACCAGTTGGCCGCGTTCACCAACGCCAGCAACCTGCTGGCCAAGGCCACCAAGTCTGACGCCGATACCATGGGTAACTACGTCGGCACCATGTACAACTTGTTCAAGGGCCAGGCCGATGCCATGGGTAAGGACACCTGGGTGGAGCGCCTGACCGGCCAGACCGCGACAGCGGTGAAGCTGTTCCGCACCAGCGGCGATCAGATTGGCGAGGCCTTCAAGGCTGCCGGCGGGCTGGCCAGCACGGCAGGCGTCAGCCTGGCCGAGCAAATGGCCGTCCTTGGCACCCTGGGCAACACCATGGATGGTGGCGAGGCGGGGGGCCTGTACAAGGCGTTTTTCGAGAACATTAGCAACGCCTCAGAAAAGCTGGGGATGAAGTTCGTCGACCAGCAGGGCAAGTTGCTACCGATGCTGGACATCCTGGACAAGCTGAAAGTCAAGTTCGGTGACCTGTCGATCGAGGCCAACGGCAATAAGCTGCGTGACGCCTTTGGCGGTGAAGCGGCGCGCCTGATCAGCAGCCTGATGGCCGATACCGATCGCTTGAAAAATGGCATGGAGCAGTTGGGCAATGTCCGCGGGCTGGAGAACGCCGAGCAGATGGCCCAGGCCATGGTCGACCCTTGGCAGCAGTGGACATCCTTAGTCCAGAACATGCGAACGCTGTTCGGCCAGGTGCTGATCCCGACCGTTACCCCCTTTATGCAAAAGCTGGTGGACATCGGCCAGGTGCTGATGCGCTGGACCCAGCTGTTCCCCAACATCACCCGCGTGATCGGCATCACCACGCTGACCATCCTGGGGATCATCGCCAGCATGTCCCTGCTGACCTTCGCCGTTGGGGTCTCCAAGATCACCTGGCTGGGGCTGATGACCGTCTGGAAGCTGGTCACCTGGAGTGGCTACCGCAGTATCGCGATGTTCCTCTATCACACGGTCATGACCGTCGCTTTCGTCGCCGGCCTGGTCCTGATGTACACCTGGATGGGCTTGGTCAGGACCGCGATGTTGATCTGGCAGGGTGTAATTTGGCTGGTCAACGCCGCGTTGCTGGCCAACCCGATTGTGTGGATCGTGATCGCGATTGTCGCCCTGGTCGCGGCCGTGATCGCCGCTGTCGTGTACTGGGACGAATGGACCACGGCGCTGATGAACAGCGAGGCGTTCAAGTGGGTCAGTGAGCAATTCCAGAAGCTGAGCGACTGGTTCAGTTCAATGGGCGGCTGGTCGGGCATGGCCCAGGCTGCCTGGGACGGCATCGTCAACATCTTCAAACGGGCTATCAACGGCCTGGTTGAGATGATGAACAAGATCCCGGGGGTTCAGATCGATGCGATTTTCAGCGACCTGCCGCAGGCGCCGAAGCTGCCTAACATCGCCGCGCCGAAGGTGGATACCCCACAGGTGCCACCCCTGGTTAGCACCCAGCAACTGATGAGTGTGCAACCCCCGCTGATGATGGCTGCTGCGCCACTGACTCCCGCGCCGGCCATGACGCCGCCCAAGGCCCTGGAAGCCCCGCTGCAACCGCCAGCGTTGGTCATGGCCCCGACACCTGTCGAGCAGGCCGAACAAACGCAGCAGCGCGTCAATCGTTCGATTGCCAACCTTTCGCCCGAGCGGCCCAACGCCGTGCCCCGGGGCGGGCTGCTGAGCAGTATTCAGAACAACAACCAAACCCAAAACAAGGGCACCCATGTGGAGAACCTGAACATTCATACCGCCAAGCCCATGAGCCCCCTGGAGCTGGAAAACATGATGAGCATGGCGGTGGGGGGATGAGCGAGTACATCGATCTGTTGATCGTCGACAACGACCTGGTACTGGACCCGTCCCGTCAGCCGCTGCTGATCGAAGACCGGGCCAGCATCGCGCAGGACATTGCGCACATGATCCGTGAAAGCGGGTTGCTGGTGACGCTGGTCGCCGAGCGCAGTTCATTGCGACAGCGGGACTGCATTCAGCAACTGGAGCTGCTGGTGGAGGCCGACGAGCGCCTGGTGCCCGGCACCGCCTTGATTAGCCAGACCGCGCCCGGGCAATACCTGGTCACGGCGAAAACCTTGAAGTTCGGCGATATCGAGGTGGTTCTGTGAGCACCGTAGATTTTAAGCAGGCGCTGGCTGATTCCGGCATTCCCACCACCGAGGACGCACTGCGCAAGGTCTGGGAGCTGGAAGTGGCGGCCCAGGGCAGCAAACTGAGCAACACCAGCGCCTATTCGCCGTTCTGGCGTGTGGTCACCGCGCTGGTGACTAAGCCGGTCATGTGGTTGTTGGGCTTTGTCAGCGACACAATCCTTCCTAATTTTTTCGTCAAGACCGCCACCCAAAAGTGGTTGGACATGCTGGCCTGGGCGGTGAACGTCGAGCGCAAAGGGGCGACCAAGGCCAAAGGTGCGCTGCTGTTCACCCGAACGGCTGCCGCCGGCGTTCTGGTGCTGCCTGCCGGCATCGTCGTGCAGTCCGCTGCAATCAATGGCCGTGTTTACCAACTGATGACCAGCATGGCCGCCACCTTTGCGGACGGACAGCTGCAGTTGGAGATCCCCGTCGAGGCGATTGAGGAGGGTAGCGGTTTCAACCTGGCCCCGGGGTACTACGCGATTTTGCCGGTGCCCGTGCCCGGGATTGCCCAGGTGGTCAACGATGACGGCTGGTTGATTGCACCTGGTGCAGATCCTGAACCCGACGATCAACTGCGTTTGCGCGTGCGCAACCAATTTTCAGCGGTCAACCAGTGGCATACCGATGCAGTCTACCGGGGCATGATCGCTGCCTTCCCGGGCGTGCGGCCGGACGGTGTGTACTTCCTGCATGGGGCCCCGCGTGGCCCGGGCAGCGCTAATGCCTATGTGCTGTTTGACGCCGATGCGCCGGCGGCGACCTACCTGGCCGAGATCAACGCGCATATCCGTGACCAGGGCAACCATGGCCATGGCGATGACCTGTTGGTCCTGGTCATGCCGCACACCCTGCACGAACTGCGTGTCATCGTCTGGCCGCGCTCGATCCTGACCGCAGAAAAGCGTGAGGCGCTGCGTTCAGACGTGGCCCTGTTTATCCGCACGGCCTTCCGCGAAAGCACTGCCGGGGATTACAAGCCGAGCCTGACCTACCCACAGTCGCGGTTCTCCTTCAGCCGCCTGGGGGAAGAGCTGCACCAGCAGTTCGCCGGCATCGAGTCGTTGCACTTCGACAATGCCGACATCGTTTCAGAGCTGACCATTCCCAGGATCAGCGCTCTGCAGGTGGTGTTGCCATGATCAAGCTCAATTTGCCGTTCTGGCTGGATGGGCTGCAACTGACCAAGTTGAAAGCCGCCTGCCAGTCCTGGTGGGAGAAAGTCGAAGGCTGGCTGACCTGGCCGCTGCAGCAGATGGATGCAGAAACCTGTCATGTGACGGTGCTCGATCTGCTGGCTTGGCAGCGCGATATCAGCCGGTTCAAAGACGAACCCGAGAGTCTGTATCGCTTGCGGGTCAAGTTCGCGTTCATCAATGCGGTCGATGCCGGCAGCACCGCCGGCCTGAAACGCATCCTGCAGCGCCTGGGCGTCGGCTATGTCGAGATTGACGAACGTATGCCCAACCGAGACTGGGACGAGGTGTTGCTGCGCCTTTCCGACTCGCAACTGTCGGAGAACCCCGAACTGCTGCGGGTGTTGGTCCAGCAGTACGGCCGTACTTGTCGGCGCTATGACTTTGTAACCGTTACCCCCACATCGCTGCGCGTCGTCGCGGTGGACTTCAACGACGACCAGCAAACACTGATCGCCAGTCTGTAGGAGCCCTCATGGGAGCCAGTATTACCCTTGCAGGTGAGAGCCTGATTGCCAAGAAACAGGGCATGCAACAACGCATAGTCGTGATCCGCTTTGTCTTGGCCAACGTGCCTGGGCTGGATCCGAACGTCCCTGTGGACCGTACCGCAGGCAGACCGCCAGAGTCTCAACTGGTCGGCACCTACGACGTGACCCAGCGAGGCTTCGTCAACCCCAACCAGGTCGTCTACAGCCTGATGCTTGGGAGTGACATCGGTGACTTCGATTGGAACTGGATCGGTCTGGAAACCATCGAAAACGTGTTACTGGCCGTGGCCCATGTACCGCTCCAACAGAAGCGCAAGAACATTCCACCGCTGCAGTTGGGCAACAACGTGACCCGCAACTTCATGGTGGCGTTCGACGGCGCCCAGGCCCTGACCGGGATCACCATCGACGCGAGCACCTGGCAACATGACTTCACTGTGCGGCTGAAGGGCATTGACGAGCGCGAACGCTTGAACAATCGGGATATCTTCGGCCGAGCCTGTTTCCTGGCGAGCGCACTGGAGGTTGAGCGGTGGGGCAGCACCTACCAGGTTAAGCCAGGTCTGGCCTATGTCGAAGGAGTGCGTGTCAGCAGTAACCAGGTGCAGGAGATCAGTCCTCCTGCGTTACCAACTACCGTCTGGCTTGATGTTGCTCTGGAGCGCCAGATGAATGATGTGGTCGCACGTTGGAACGTGGTCTTTGGTGCCGACAAGGCCGACTACCGGGACAGCACCGGTGCCGACCATTACTGCATCGCCCTGGCGGATCTGACGACATCGGCTGTCATAGACCGCCGGCCCTCTGAATACATTACCGAGCCGCTGCTGCAGCATCTGGCAGCCCGTAACGGTGACTATCCTCAGTTGCGCGCCCGGTCGACCACCAAGGGCGACGTGGGCCTGGGCAACCTACCGAACGCCGTCAGTGATGACGACAGCACCGACAGTAGCCAGATCCTGGCCAGCACCAAGGCGGTCAGCCGCGTGCGCAAGGTGCTGCAGAGCGCGATCGACAAGCTGTTGGATGGCACGACCTCTGCGGGTAAAGCAAAACAACTGCTGACTGCCCGCACCTTGTCGATCAGCGGTGCAGGCACCGGGAGTGCGTCTTTTGATGGCACCGCGAATGCCGATATTGCCTTTACGCTCAATGACAGTGGCGTGCAGGCCGGCACTTATACGAAAGTCACGGTCAGCAGCAAAGGTACTGTCGTCGGCGCGGCCAGCTTGGTCGCGGGGGATATTCCCGCTCTGGACTATTCCAAAATCACCACGGGGAAGCCCACGACCCTGCAAGGGTATGGCATCACCAACGCTTTGCCCCTAGGGCTGACTGACAAACGCCCACAGTTGTATGCACCTACCGTAGGGACACTTTACACCGACGGTGCCCTGGAGATTCGTGAAGCACAATTGATCGGTGCTGCACAAAGCGCCTTCACCTATGCCCCGCGAATCGCCTTTCACTGGGGGTTCATGGTCGCCGGCGATCTGGCCATGTCCGCTGCCGGGGCTTTGTGTTGGAACGGGCAGCCGCTTTTCCACTCGGGCAACCTCAACCCGACCACCATTGTCCCGGCCGGCGCTATTGTTGCCTTCGCTATGGCTGCAGTCCCTGCAGGCTATCTGAAAGCCAACGGCGCGGCGGTATCTCGAACGGCCTATGCCAACCTCTTTGCCTCCCTTGGAACCTATTACGGGGGCGGAGACGGCGTCAGCACCTTCAATTTGCCTGACCTGCGAGGCCGATTTGTCCGAGGCCTGGACGAGGGGGCAGGTGTGGACCCTGGTCGTGGTCTGGGCACGCACCAGAACAGTCAGAACGCATCACACACCCATAGCGCATCGAGCGACGCACAGGGAGAGCACTCCCACGGGCTGACTATGGGTTACACCGACCTCGACAGCGGTAACTTCGGCGGTGGCCGGAATGCTTATGGCACGCAATACACCCAACCTGCGGGCAGCCACGCCCACAACATCACGGTGGCCGCGTCCGGTGGTAATGAGTCGCGCCCGGTCAACATCGCGTTTATCTACTGCATCAAGTACTGAGACCCCGTATGAAAACCAAAACTGTATTCCAAACCGATCATCTGGGGCTTTTTACGGGTACAGCGGAGGCCGAAGAGTCACCGCTTGAACCGGGTGTTTTCCTGATTCCTGGCGGCTGCGTGGAAACTCCACCGCCGACAATTCCCACCGACAAAGCCGCCTGTTGGAGCAACGGCAAGTGGGTGTTGGTCGACTACTACGACGGGCTGGTCGTTTACAGCATCACCACCAGCGAACCGATGACCATCAACAACGTGGGAGCGATTCCCAGCGGGTACACAATGAAAAAGCCTGGGCCGGACCAGGTGTGGAAGAACGGCGAGTGGGTGGACGATATCGGGGCCATTCTGGCGCTCTTGTACGACCAGAAGCTGGAAGCGATCGGCAGCGAGTGCGGCCGCTACATTGAAGGCGGGTTTATCTCCAGCGCCCTGGGCGAGGCATACCGCTACAGCAGCCAGATGGATGATCAGATCAACCTGACGGGCATGGTGCTCAGTGGCCTGGACGCCAGGTACGCCTGTTTCGACCTCAACCAGGTCAAAGCCTTTCGGCCGCACACCGCTGCCCAGTTGCACCAGGTGGGTCAGGACCTGGTGCGCTTCAAGCAGGTCGCTTTGCAGCAGGCTGACACGCTCAAGCAGGAATTGGCGACGGCCCTCAAGGACAAGAAGCTCAAGGCCATGAGGGCCATTCAATGGACGTCGCCGGCATGACCTGGGCCCCTGTAACCATGCGCTGGCCGGAGCAGGCTACCCAATGGATGGGCCAACTGTCAGCGGCCAAGAATCTGGCCGGCGGCGAGCTGACCAGCACCGCTGAGCGCTTGGCCGGTTTGAAGGACATGGCCACCACCAACCCCGGGCCGGTCGCAGCTGCCGCCCTGGGCGCGATCGACAGCGGGCGGGTGGCGCTGGCCGAGCAAATGGGCGAGGCTCCGGCCTGCCTGGTGGTGACACCATTTCAGAGCGGCATCGGTCAGGGGGCTGGTAACCAGCGCTTCCTGTCTGCGCCGAACCTCCTGCAGCAGTTGGCCGGCAAACTGGTGGATGTGAGTGACACGGGCCGCCCTGACGGCCCCCAGTACGCGCTGTGCCTGATGTTCCTGGCCACTCGCGTGGATCAACTGGCCCAGAGCCTGGCGCGCTTCAATGCGTTGCTGCCGATGCCTGACCTGGTGCGCGCTGAACGCCGTGCGCGGAACCTGTCGACGCTGGAAACGGAAAAGTGGGAGATCCCCGGCGCTGGCACGCTGCCGCGCTGGAACGCTCTACCTCTGGAACGTTGCACGGTACTCAAGGCGGCCAAGCAATCCATGTCCGGCCAACTGGCGGTGTTGGAGAGCTACGCGGCCGACAGCTCGCCCCTGGGCGATCTGGCCGCACTCGCGAGCCGTAAGGCCGTACAGCAGCAGGAACGCGACCAGCAGTTGACGGATCTGCAAGCGTTGCTCGCCGGCGGCAATGCCGACAGCACCCTGCGTGCTCGGCTGATTGGCCCTGGTGTTGCCGCCGAGTTGCGGCGCGAGCTGCTGGAAGGCGAGGCCCCGGGGCACGAATGGGTGCTCTGCGCCGGTGCGTTGCTGGTCGGGTCGAAACAGGGACTCAGTTTTGTCCAGGAGCTGGTCGGCTTATGACTCTGTTACTTGATGGCGAACAGGTGCGCGGCAAGAACCTCAAGGTCACGGCCAACCTGCGTATCGAAAGCGAGGATCTGTCCGGCCAAACCAGCAACACCGAAAAGGCCCACAAGGGTTTCAAGCCCAAGACCCTGACCGTCTCGCTGATGATCCCCTTTGTCGATCAGGCGCAGTTGCGCGACCTGATGCGCTTGGCCGAGTCCACCGCCAGCGGTGGCCGGCTGAAGACCTATCGAGTGGTCAACGACACCGCCGCCGCCTTTGGCATGCGCCAGGTGCAGTTCTCCGAAGGCGTGAGCGCTCGCGAGGATGATTCGCTTCGGGCTTGGCTGATCCAGTTCACGCTGACCGAAAAACTGTCCAACCCGGAGAAGGTCGAAAACCGGCGCCCTGGGAACAAGGTCAACGCCCAGGGCGGTCCAGGTGGGGCAGTGGGGGCCGATGGCAAGGGGCAGCCCGAGGAACTGACCGGCTTTGAAAAAACCTTGAAAAAGCTCGATGACTTCCTGGCGCCCAAATCATGAAGCTGCACAAGATTCTGACGATCGCCGGCGTGCCGTATGTCCTGGTCAAGGATGAAGTCCGGCTGGACACCCGCAGCCCCGGCCGGGCGACGTTTACAGTCCAGGCCTCGGCCCCGCTGAAAGGCCTGGTGACGCTGGACATCGGCTACAACGAGGGCACGCTGCAGCGCCACTTCATTGGCTACGTCGAGCGCTGCACAGCGGCCAACGATGTTCAGCAAGTCCTGTTCTGCCGGGAGCTGGCCGCGATCCTGGCCAACCCACTGCCGCTGAACCTACGTCACGTCGACCTGCGCGGCGTCCTGGGCGAGATCAGCCAGCACACCGGCCTGCGCTTTCGCGTACCGGATCAGCCTTACGCCGGCGTCAAGGTGCCTTACTTCTACAGCCTGGCAACCGGCTATCAGGCGATGGACAGCCTGGCGCGGGTGTTCAACATCCCTGATTTCCTCTGGCAGCAGCAGGGTGACGGGGAAGTGTTCGTGGGCAGCTGGGCTGACAGCTTCTTTGGTGTCCGGGCACCGCTGCAACTGCCGGTGGAGCTGTTCGACGGCTTCCAGGGTAATCAGAGCGCCATGGTCGCGGCCCTTCCCGGGTTACGACCAGGTGCAGCAATCAATCACGGCGAGCGGATCACCAGCGTGGCCCTTGCTGACAACCAGATGGCCATCCGATGGACGACGCAATCCGCCGTAGCGTAGAACGACAATTCCCTGAACTGACCGGCGGCTACCACCTGCCACGCTTTGCCCGGGTGGTCGCCGTAGCCGATGCCCCCGCTGGCGCCGGGATCTGCGACGACTTCCGGCCGCGCTACGCGGTGGACATCGAGGTCCTGGGGCCGGACGGCGAGCCCGATTCGAGCTTGCCCCAACTGTCCGGCGTCCCGCTGCCGCTGCCTACGGGCGGCGAGGAAATGGGAATCTATGGCTTTCCTGGAGAGGGCACTACCGTGGTGGTGTGCTTCGCCTACGGCCTGCCGCACAAACCGTATATCCAAACTATCCTGCCCCACGGCCTGAGCATGCCCCGGGTGCCGAAAGGGGATCAGGTCTGGCAACACAGCGAGGCCTGCCAGCAGCGCGTCGACGCGGACGGCAACTGGCTGCGCCAGACGGACGGCAAGATCCAGGACAAGGCGATCGAGCGGGAAGTGGAAGCCATGGACAACACTGAGCGCTTTCAGAATCACACCAGGAGCGTCGACGACCATTCCACCGAGTCAGTGGGTGGTATCAAGAAGATCGAGACCCTGGGCGCGCTCAAGCTGCTGTCGGGCGGCTCCGCGAGCCTTGCAGCCGTGGACGACCTGCACCAAGCCACCGGCCGGGATCTGAACCTGGTGGTGGGGCAGAAGCACAACGCAACAGTGGGTGGCGACATGAACGAGCGAATCCAGGGCATTCGCAAGAGCGTGACAGCGGTCAGTCAGAGCCTACAGGCGCCCAAAACCTGGCTGGGATCGGAAGGGGTCAACGTATTGAAAGTGGTATGTGAACTATTGGACCTGGTGGAACATATGAATTTGGAACTGGCGGAGCATACCCATGGACCAACGCCCGCGCCAACTAATGCTGGGTTATTTACCAGCGCAGGAGCGAAAGCGCGAGCGCTGGCAAATAAAGTTAAGCCTATTGTGCTTTGAGCACCTTCAAGACTTAACGTAAGTTACGTTAAATGCCTTGGCGTTCTCATCCGCAACTTTTATTTTTCCGGCGCGTTTCAGACGTTGCAACGCTTTCTTAACCTTCTGCATGTCATCTTCGCCGCTAAGCTGTCTGACCAGCTTGTTGTTAATGATACCTTTAGGGTTTTCTTCAAAATATTTTTCGATTACATCAACAACAGAAGCCATTTTCTGATGCTTAATGGTGACTAAGAAGGCATTAGCGATTTCCTGAAAGCTCGGCTCTACGAGCCCGGCTTTCTTTAATTCATTTTTAGCTGTATCAAGTCCTTCACCAATGTCATGATTGACCGGGTTTGGGAGGTTGTGAAGCATCCGAACAATGTTTGGGTTTCTAGAGAAACGGTCTTTGTAAATATTTTCTACAGTCATGTAGCCAGGCAGGCGGCCGGGACTTTGAATTTCGATCCGATTATCAAAAATCCTGACATGAATGTCGTCATTGAGGCTGTAGTCGCGATGAATTACCGCGTTGACTAGGATTTCTTTAAGTGCCTCTGATGGGTAAGAAAGTTTCACTAAATTTTCGCCGTCCATGAACGAGGCACCATCAATGTATTCAGCTACTTTTTTAATGGTTTTGGAAATGACCTCTCCTACTGAACCATTCATCGTAATCGGCATTTCTTGCAACTGCTCACGCTTATACTCCGCTTCAGTTGTACGAAGTCGATAGACCTTTACAGCGCAGCGAGTTTGAAGGGTGGCTTGAGGCTCATCATCGAAAAGCAAAATACACCCTACATTGGGAAATACCTCATCACCCTTTTTAGTAAGTAAGCGCTGCTTTTTTAGAAAAATTATTGGTTCTAGGCTGGTATTAACAAGGCTCATGTAGTCATGTAATTTTTTGCTGTCGACTGTTTCGTTAATGTCAATATCTTCTACAGGTTTTTTCTCATAAAGCTCAGCTCCTTTCGAATAGCCGAGCTGAGTGACTTTTTCACCTTTTATTTTTATTTTTTGTGCATTAACCCTTATGTAGCAATCACCTGCGGCTGTATAGTGGACCTTGGGGCTTTTCGGGATCGATAAGTGTAAGATTAAGCCTTTTTCATCGGTTTGCAGATATTCCCATGATAAGTTTTCTACTGCGGGAACTGTTCCCTCTAAAAGTGTTGCAATTATTGAATTTGCTTCTTCAGGCTCTGTAAATCCGATAATTCTTTCGCCCGTCTCTGACTTGTCTTCTATTCCTATGTACAAATCACCGCCATCAGAGTTTGCAAAAGCTACCAGTGTCTCTTGGAGTTTTGCCGGGGCTATACGCTTGCTCTTAACATCATTAAAATGGTCTTCGTTTATATTTAAAAGAGCCTTGGCTTGCTCTTGAGTGATTTTGATTACTTCCAATGTAACCCCCCGAATTTTCTAAAACATGCGAAAGCAAGAAGCATGGCATGTGGCTACCAAAGGCACAAGCGATGCAACGCCAGTGGGTTGGAGGGGCTCTGACGAAAAGCTCCAGGCAGAAGAAAATCGCAAGTGGAAAAACACTTATCCCCCTCCCGCCGACGGGCTTTGCGTCCCTTTTTTGTGCAACCCCGGGTGGTGGTGCAAACGGTGCCCCCGCCCAGGCCCGCTGCGGGGTCTGTGGGAGGGGGGGCAATTGCACGGTGTGCAAGGTTTTGCAAAGAAGTGCAGCGGCGTTGCACTGCACCCAGATCGAGCGGGATCGGGGGTGGTTTGTTGGGGGCCACGGTTTACAAGGGGGGGCTTTGAAAACAGGCGTTTTGCTGAGTTTTCATTTTCTGAATAGCTCGCACCAGGTGAGCATTCGGCGTGTTCTAGGAACGGTATCGATATGCCTGAAAGCCCCGGCGCATCTGGCTTTCCGGTCACATAGCCCATTGCACAGATTGACCAGCGCTGAGGCGTGTTTGGGCGGCTATTTGGTGGGTTTGAAAAAAACGTCGGAACGGGAACGAGTAGAGGCCGTTTTTCAGGAGAGGCGCGGGGAAAGGGTAATTTTGGTAAGCGGGGCAGAAAAATGGCCTGGAGCCCTTACAGCACGGGACTTTGGCTCATTACCTTGATAGGTAATATTTGGTAAGGCTAGAGGTAATATTTCGCCAAGTGCCTGATTTTACTGGGTTTTGTAAGGTGTTGGTATTACTGAGCTGAGAGGTAATTTTCTAACCCGTCTATTACTCAATTATTACCTTTGTGGAGTTCCTGTAAGCCTTTGATTTTGTTGGTCTTTCCGGTGGATAAGAAAGGAGATTACCAAAATTACCTTTTTCCCAGGGGGCAACCGAAAACGGAGGTGTTGCTGGAGGAGGGGATGCTGGCCTGCGCTTCCACGCAAATCGTGTAACTGTCACCAAAACTGTCACCAGTCTCGCCTGACGCTACCTCGACACCGCTGGAGGCCTTGAAAATAGTGGAGCGGGTGAAGGGAATCGAACCCTCGTTATCAGCTTGGGAAGCTGATAACGATAAGTGCGATGATCTGGGTTGGAATAGGCACCAACGGCAACGAATCTAGCAGAAGGGGGCTAATTCAAAAGCTCCGAATAGATTGCGGAATTACCATAATCCTTTAAAGAAAGATTCTTTCTGGTAAGTGTCTCTGTATGCCTTTTCGAGTTCGGCAATGAGCTCTGCAGCAGCGTCGTTGATTTCCGTCAATACCCGATGATCCATGTCGAGCTTTTTCCGGCCGTGAACTCGATATTGACCATTATCCGACACAGATTTACGCAGGCGTCTTCCATCTACCACCTTTTTGTCACTTTTCAATTGCAAAAGCGCCAAAGCGGTCTCCATTCTCAGAAGCTCTGGATCAATCGCCAGTTCCAGCTTTTTAGAGTCATCACAGACGCTCTGAGTCAGGCAGTCTAGTGCGTTTTTTCTTATATTCTCGACAGAAGAGATTGTTCGGTCGAGAAATTGCCTAACTTCCTTCCTTGTCTCTCGACGGTCATTGCCGCGCGAGACGACAGACCATCCAAGAACAATTAGTAGCGAAGGCACGACCCAGCGCGCAGCTTCTATGTAATATTTCAAAGCCAATTCCATCTCTATTCCTTTCGAGCTGCCTTCACATAGTCCCAAGTTTCGTTGATGTAGCTTTCAACCTGGAATTTAATTGTCAGCTTAGAGCTCAGCTCCTTGGCAGTGTAATAACCCTTGCGTACTAGCCCACCGAACGCCTCTTCCAAAAAGGATGAGCCCAGGGTCAGTACACCATTGAGATCCACTATGACCCGATCGTTCGCCCTCAGTGCGGGCAAAAGAACGTCATCGCGAAACTCCTCACCTGATTTTTTGCCATCGTCACGACTTCTGACGCAAGGCATTTTTGAAAAGTCCTTTGCGACGTATATAGTCATATTTTTCATGATCTCTTGGAAACCTCTAAACCGAAGGCCTCTATTGGGATTTTCCACTGGATAATAGTTCCATGAATACTATTTTTTTCATCATGGGATGTTTCAGATCCGCGTGAATTATTCAGGGAGTAGACACCGCGGTTGCTATAGATAGATAATCCACCGACCTTCTGCTCCTTAACAACTTTTAAAATATCTTTCAGTCCTTTGCCTCTATTTTTTTTGTGCGTACTTGTCTTTCCTACAGTAAAGGCAAGCTGGATCATCTTATGATCCTTCCGCTTCAGCCCTTGGCGAGACTTGAAATATGAGGCTAGTTCTTCTTTCCAGTTGGCCTCCAAAGTTCCTGGGATACCCAATCCCAAGTCACAAATTACTACCGCAACATCGTCGCCAACCTGGCGAGCAAACATCCACCATTTTTGAGGTGCCATACCTGGTAATGGAGTTTTATGAATTTTGACATATGCATGTTCTGACGAATTAGCAACGGCCTCTGCCATTCCGCTGAGGAGCGCTGTCCTCAGTTCCATGTTGCGGCCTTCAGTCAGAATTTTAGGCAGCTTCTCAGCTATAGAGTCCAAATCGCCCTCGTGTCCAGTGGCGTACAACCATGGAACAACATTGGTCGCATCGATTGCTTCAATCCTCGGCTCTAAACCCAAGCGCTCCAGTAGGTGGATGTGCTGAAACATTTGTTCAACAATACGATCCGTCGGATAAACTGCGCTCAGCTTCTTCGCCATCGCAGGCACCTGCAATAGACGCTCTATCTCTGCCACGAAGAGCAGCGTGCCACAAGGATGAAGCATAGTCACTTTGGAGAAATCTATGATCACGTTAGACTTTCCGTGATCATGGACACACTCTTTTAGCTTTCGGATGAACGAGATCAAGAGCGCACGGGTTTCAGGCGTGCCAAGGCCTAAAATGCTGGGAAGGCGTAGCTTCGACGTAGAGAAGTGAAGCGCCCGTGACTGCAATAGACGCCTATGGCGCTCAACGCCGCTGACGCGCCTCTGCCGAAATACCTCTGCTCGGGTGTTGCGCCGGCACCAATCCAATGCACGCTTCGAAACCTTTCTCATACCACCTCCTCACGAGGCGCTGATAGTAATGGCTTTCTCTCACCACTAAAAGCGTAGTAGGTACAGGAAAAACACCCATCTGCCCGAGGTTTTCGGCTTCCCAGCGCCGGATGAGCTCCAACCTCTGGAAGTGGCTGCAACGCACCTTTGACGTGCAATCTGTTAACCAATGTCCAATCTCTTCAGTCGAGCGAGGCCTTGCATAATATGGCCTGCGTTTTCGCCAATGATGTGAAGCGCCTCACGCACGTTGTCGCCAACTCCTGCTGAATCTAGCCCCTCTACGTAGAGGGTCAGCTCCATCACCGCTGCCTCCAAGGCCAGCTGGTTGTGGTAGATCCTGCCCAATACGTCAGATAGTGAATATTCGCTTGACAT